TGTCAACTCAGAGGGTGGAACATTTACCGTCACATCCAACGCTACAAGTGCTAATACTGCAAGCACCATAGTATTCAGAGACAGCAATGGCGATTTCAATGCTGGAACAATCAATGCTACATTGTCAGGCAATGTGACAGGAAACGTCACAGGAACGGTAAGTGACATATCCAATCATGATACTGGTGACTTGGTAGAGGGAACCAACAAGTATCTGACTCTCGCTAACCTAAAGTCTCAACTCAATGCTAGTATGCCCTCCAATGCACTTACCATCGGTGATTCCAATGACACAATTACCATTCCCGGTGATTTAGTTGTCACAGGAACAACCACGACAGCAAGTGTTGAGACGGTAAGCACAAGCAACGGAGTTGTCTTTGAGGGATCTATTGCTAATAATAATGAGACAACTCTAGTCGGTGGTAATCCATTAGGAGACATAACGATAACATTACCAAACACAGCAGGTACTATTGCGCTAACGACTAGTGACATAAGCGGTAATGCTGCTACTGCGACTAAGTGGGCGAGTCCTAGAAACATCACGCTAACAGGTGATGTGACAGGAGTAGTATCAATAGACGGAAGCACAAACGTAAGTCTAGCAACGACCATCGCAGGAGACAGTGTTGCCCTAGGAACAGACACTATAGGTAATTATGTCGCCTCAATCACAAGTGGGGATTTCCTCACTGGTGGAAATGGGGGAAGTGAGGGAGCAGCACTGACCCTAGCGGTTGACGCTACGAA